TACTACAGGTAAAGAACAACCAAAAACTGTAATGGGTTTTAATGTAAGAAGTAAAGAAGACAAAATTAAAGACAAAAAAGATCAAATCGCTCTAGCAAAACGTAATGCTCCTAAAAGTGGATTAACTACTAAAGATGTTCCGCAATTAGAAAAAGAACTTGCTGACTTAATGAAAGAAGCAGAAGGTATAAGCGGAGAAGAAGAAGATAAATTCCACCGTGAGTTAGACAATCTAGTTCACAAAACATTTGGGCACAGTTCAGATGAAAAGAAAGATAATGGAAAATTTTCCGACAAACAGATCAAAATGGCGTTTGGTGTACTTAATGATCCAAGATATCATCAAGGCAATTACAGTGGTGCAGTTGCTACAATCGAAAAGATTGCAAAAGGTTTATCAAAACACCCTAGCGTTGCAAATGCATTAAAAAGAGCAAACGAAGATATTAACGAATACAAAACTGACAAAGTACAAAGTACTTACGATGAAATTATGAAGGGCATTAGAAACCGTGGCCCTGCTGAAGAATCAGAAGTAGGAGATTATATTCCAAGTGGTATGACAGGCGAAGAGATTCGTAAACTAATTGATATGTTGGAACCTCAAGGATATGATAAAGAATTTTTATTAAAAGACCTTGCACCTATGATGGAATACGAAGGCCAAGTAGAACCAAGAGCACACACAATTACACTATCAGGCGATTATGATCCTGAGCATGGAGTTAGTGAAAAAGATGCAGAAGATATAGAAAAACTTTTAGCAAGAGCAGGTATTAATGCAGATGTAGAACCAAGTGAAGAAGCATTTGACAAAGTAATTGTTCATACTATGTCTGATAAACAAGCCGTTCTTAAAGTACTAGGTAATCTAGGAGAAGACGATGAACCTGCTACAGTTTCATCGGGCAACAGTGTATTAGACAGATTAAGACTAATTGTTAAAGATAAGTCAAATGCTAAAGTACAATTAGATGATGGTGAACTAAGAGTTGACTTGTATACTGCAAGTGCTATTACTCAAGTATACGATAAAGTTAATGATGCTAACAAAGCCAAAATGGAAAAAATGATGAATACTAAAGAAGGATTAGTTAAATTAACTAATGCAGTATTTGGAATTTTAAACAAAGGCAAAATGGGCGAATCTATGTCAGACAGTATTGGCAAAGATATTGAAAAAGGATTAAGTACTGACGCTATTATTGGCAAATATGCTAATAAACATACTGATAATACAGATGAAATTCGTAAAATTATCCAACGTAAAAAATGGGATAAGCGTATGAAAGAAAGACCAATTACTATTAATCACTGGACTGAAAGTGTTATCGACGAAAACGTTTTAAATGCATACAGAGAATTAATTGAAAAAAGATTAAATGAAGCATATAACCCAGATGCAGAAGCAAAGATGAATAAAAAAGATGCTAGGCAGAAAGCATTACAAGATATCCAAATGGATCCAAACACTGCAAAAGATCCAGAATTACGAAAAGAATTAATCAAACGTAAAGCTCAACTCGATAAAACCGGAGAGTAAATGACTTATTGTCAAAACTGTGGACACAACTCGCACTGCGGAGCACCGCTATGGAGAGAAGAACGTGACTACGATGATGAGCCATATCAAATTAAAGTTTGCGAACATTGTAGATGTAAAGAATGCCAACCACTCAAAGACAACAACAAATCTTAGACAACTGTAGTCCTACAATACAACTTAAAAACTTTATATCTGAATCTGCACTAATACATTTATTAAATGTACATAAACATAGACCAGATTCAGCAAAAGTATTTAAGAACACAGGACCTATTGCAAGTGCATTGCCAGATGCAGTTGATGGGCATTTCCAAGATATTATGCATAGAGTACAAGAAGTACTTGGTAAAAAGATTAAGCCTTTTGGTGGCAACTACTTTGAAGTAAGGCAACCACATATACTACACAACGATGTTCCGCATGATACTAATATAATCCCTGGTAAATGTATTGTAATACCATTAGAAAAAGTTTATACTACATACCAGGTACCCAAAGACACGGATGCAAAGTTTTATATATTTGAACAAATGTATTTCGATAGACCCGTAAAGTGTTTTAAAAATAAACAGTCTGCAAGAATGTATGAAAAAGGAAACGAACCAATATTTTCGTATGAGGATGTTTACAATTTGCACGAAGATAACAGAGTGCCAGATATTGAAACAGGACATATGAAAAATGAATGGTTGGAAGGGTTCAGTGTTGAGACCGAATGTAATTGGGTACCTGGTGATGTAATTGTATTTGATTGTGCAAAATTACATTGTGCAAGTAATTTCTTAGCCAATGGCATTGAAGAAAAAACAGGATTAAGTATATTCACAGAATATGTATAAGGGTAATAATGATATACACATTTGGGGATAGTTGGACTGCTAAATGGCAAGGGTATACTCCATGGCCAGAATTATTAAATCAAGAAACTAAAAATTTTGCGGCGGCTGGATCTAGTAATAAACAAATACTGGATCAAGTTGCTGAAGCAAGTTTACAATATCCTAATGAAAAAGTAGACGGTGTTGTAGTTGCATTTACAAGTATTGCTAGACTAACAATTAATATGTCTATGAATATGGAATTGTGTATTGCACTAAATCCCGATTATCCATGGTACGAATCTTTACAAAAGAAAGTATTCGAAGAAGCCGGATTAAGAAACTTGTTAAATCAAAGTTTTTATACATTTCATGCAATAGAATCTATAGTAAATCAAACGTGGAGTTGTAAAACTTATTTTATTCCTGTGTTTGAAGATTGTAAGTTTTGGCGAGAAAAGAAAAACTTCTTACCACACAGTTTAATCAATTTACTACACAATAAAGAAAAAGGCAGGTACTTTATGTATGATTGTCCTGTGTATGAATTTGGCTATATGCAAGATGCAAATAAAAACGGACAAGAATGGTTAGACAAATATATCGATAACAATTGGCGTAAAGCACATTTTGAACGCAGTGATTATACTATGACTAGCGAATTATTTGATAATACACAACATCCTAACCAACAAGGGCATCATGTATTAGCAAAATATTTTAATAGCATTTTGAACTAAATACTAATATGAAGTACAGAGAAATACTACCAGCAAACGAAGGTATACAATATCACCTTACTAATAATCTTCCGCTACACGAATCAGTGTTTCGTATGGGCAGTGACGAGTATTTTAGAATGTTTAGTGATGCAAGAAAAATGTATAATGAAGGTAAGTTAAAAGACTTACATTGGTTTGATGAAGAGATTTTAAGAGATACACTACTCGGCGAATGGACAGAAACTAGATGGGGCAAAGTTCCTCTAGACATGATTATTGATGAAGAGAACCATACGGCATTTATTGAAGGTACGTTGACAAAAGCACAAATTAAAAAACGTGATAAACTTGCTGATAAAATGCCAGACAAAGAATTCAAAAAACGCTATGGAGATGATTGGGAGGCTGTAAAATATGGAGCCGCAACAAACATAGTTAAAGGCGAAAGTATCGAAGAAGCAGAGTATAGAGGCAAGACGGTAGACCTTAATAAACCAAAACGTGGTGGTAGTAAAAAGTTCTATGTTTACACTAAGAATCCAAAAACAGATAATATAGTAAAGGTCGAGTTTGGTGCAGAAGGCGGTGGAGGTAATTTAGCAGTTAAACTAAAAGACCCTAAAGCAAAAGCAAGTTTTGCCAGTAGACACGATTGCGAAAATAAAAAAGACAAAACCAAAGCAGGCTATTGGAGTTGTCGTTTACCACGTTATGCAAAAAGTTTAGGATTAAGCGGTGGCGGAACTTGGTGGTAATATACTTCCTGAAGTAGACAATCCTTTTGTAGAAGTTGTACAGTCTAATAACAAACGTATCAGAACATTTCCAGCAGAAGTATGGCCAGAAGATTTAGTATGGCACAGAGACGCTGAAGATCGTACTGTTAAAGTTATTAGCAGTGATGGTTGGAAATTACAAATGGACAACGAACTGCCTAAAGACTTAGTAATAGGCGATACGCACTTTATTCCTAAAAAAACATATCATAGAATAATAAAAGGTTCTGGCGAACTTATTGTAGAGATTATAACTAAATAGTAATACATAATAATTAAATTATAAGGATTTGTGTATGGCCTTTTTAGTTCATAACTTACCCCCTATTGATGTATGGGTTAAAAAAGAATATCTGTACGATTTAGAAAAGGGTCACGGTGAACTAACTCCGGGCCTTTGGATCTCAGTTAAAAGTGTAGAGGGTAAAGCATTATACTTCGAAACACTGTTAACTGAATATGGAGCACTATATGATAAACTTCCTATTAGTGCATTCGTTTGGAAAAAAGATTTCAGCACGGAAGACCAACTGCCACTAGACACTTTGCAGATTTGGGATTGCTTTGATTATGATATTGCAGTAATTAAAAAGCCGATGCTTTGCGATTGTGAATTCTTTGGCAAGGATAAAAAAATGCACAAAGGTGAGTACCTCTTTACAATAGATAACGCACATAGAGATAGGGTCTATTTAAATCAGAATTTATCCGAACATGATCCAGAGCACAAATCCTTTAATATATTAAAGTTAGACAATGGACAATTTGCGGCACAACCTAATAATAGAATTGTGTTTACTGATCAAAGTTTAATACCTACAAAACGTTTAATGCCAGATTTTAAAGTTTGTACACAAAACTATACAGTTGAAAACACACCTAAATGGAGTGTAGGACACACTGATGAGTGGAACTACAAAGACGAATCCGAACAATAATGAACGATAAGTATTGCCATCATATTGAGCATGGTTTAGCCTATGACGTAAATGGTCGAACTGCACCTTGTTGTCAGTTTAGAGGCAATGATGATCCTACTTTTATAAAACCTGACGATTATTTTCAAAGTGATTGGTTAGCAAACATTAAACAACAGATGTACAACGGTGAGGAAATTGAAGGCTGTCAACGTTGTTATAAAGATGAAGCAATTAGTGGAAATAGTTACAGAACAAGCACCAATCAATCACAAGAAAAAAAATTACATTTTACTTATAGTAATATTTGTAATAAGTCGTGTAATGTTTGTAGGCCACAAAGAAGTCATTTAGTTGGTTTAGATTATAAAAAAGTTTTAGAAAAAGACCCTGACAATTATTTTATGCAGGAAAAATTTAAAAAACAAGAAAATACAGCAAAAATTGTTCAAAGCGGAAAATTAAAATTAGAAAGTATTGTTGACTGGGTAGCACAAAATAAATTTAAAAATGTTATACATAGATTTAATCTAATAGAGTTTGACGGTGGTGAACCTTTTATGCATCCAGAATTACATAAGATGTTTGATATGTTACTAGAGGAAAACTATCAAGGTCAGTTAGTAATAACATCTAATGGTAGTGTAAATGTTGATTATTTAGAAAAATTAAAACAGTTTAACAAAGTTAAAATACGATTAAGTATTGACGGTGTATATGATTTATATGAAGTTGTAAGACCTCCACATAAATGGGATTGGTTAGTAGAAAAAGTAAACTTAATAAAACAATACAAGAATATAGAATTAGGAGGTAGTGCAGTTATTCATGTGTTTAATGTACACCAACTTTCAGATATGATATTAGAATTTGAAAAATTAGGATTTAATAAAATAAGTTTAAATCCTTTAGGGCAACAAGAATATTTACACGCATCATTATGTCCTGAAGAAGTATTACAAGATAGTATAAAACAAATAGAAAATATAGATTCACAAAGATACAGTAAAGTTATTAATTATTTAAAAGGTTGTATTAGTAAAACTGTTACTACAGAACAAGTAAAACTATTTCATGCTTATATAGACTCATTTGGTCCTGTTAAGAACATTAACTATCAGCAATATATTCCATGGAACTTCGAGTTGATAAAGTGATAAATAATTTATAATATAGGATAAAGCATAATGCGAGCCAAACAATTTATTAGAGAATACACAGATTTAGAGACTGCTAAAAAAGAAATACTTGCCAGTATTAGTCAAATTGATCCTAATACTGATGATGAAGATGCTAAAAAGCAGGCTGAACAAGTCCTTGATAAAATCTATACTGTTCTAAATAAGAACAAAGTATTGGATCGATTCACGTCAGTACTACCATCCGTATTAAAAGACGAATATAGCGATACCGAAATTCTAAAAATTGCAGGCGAAATTGCTAAGGCTCCTTTATCATATGCAGAAAAAATGAAATTTACTGATAACTTGGCTAGTAACAAAGTTATTAATCCTAAAGTATTAATAACTCCTGGTACTTACACTATTGACAAACTATGTTTTGATAGTGCAGTTAACAAAGAAGTATTCTTACATTTAAGAAGTTACGGCGTGGGTAAACTTATGAAAGGTCCAATGGAACACGCATTGGCTATTTTAAGTTCAACTATTACTATTAAAGGCAAAGGAGATGTTACCGTAGGTAATATTCCTGTAGAAGTAAAAGCCGCTATAGGAGATAAAAAAGGATCTGGTGGCGGACGTTTTGGCGAAACAGGTGCAGTTCCTAGCAGAGAAAAAATGTTAGAAATAGTTACAAGTGATCCAAAAATGAAAGGTCCTGTTGAAGAATTTTTAGCAAATCAAAATAGTATGAATATCGAAACATTTACCAACATTGCCAATTCGGCATTTAAAGGCGATCCAGCAGGTAAGAAGAAATTAGGACAAGCAGTATTTAAAGAAATATTTGGTACATTTGGAGAAAGTGTTGCCACTGCATTTGCGAAAGATAATGCAGATCCTAATGATGTAAGAAAAGCGTACATCAGAGCAAACTTTGATTGGTATAAAGCATCCGATCAAGGTGGTGCATGGCAAGTACTAGTAGGTATTAGTATGCCAGATAATTCTGTAGGTGTTATGAAAACGGGTGATGATTTTGATAAAGTAACTACTGCTAAAAAGAATCCGGCAATTATTACAACTGGAAAACCGCAAGAAATGTTATTCCAGTTCAATCCAAAACTTTCATAAAATAACGGTTGACTTCACATTTATAATCGTATAAACTAACAACAATCAATATATCAATTACGAACAAGGAGTTCACATGAGTGCAGATAAGGTTTTTAACTCTGAGGAAAAAGCAAAACTAACTCAGGTAATTAACGAAGGTATTAGCGTAATGCAAGAAGTCGAAGACTTAAACGAAGGTCTTAACGACACAGTAAAAGCAATCGCAGAAGAAATGAGCATTAAGCCTTCAGTTCTAAAGAAAGCAATTAGAACTGCTCACAAAGGAAACTTCCAAGAAAATGCAGATGATTACGGTTCACTAGAAAATATTCTAGCAACAGTAGGTAAAATTGCTGGAAGCAATAATTGAAGAAAATAAAATCCTTTTGGATTAATTCATATAAAAGCGATAGAATAGCATTTTACTTTGAACTTATAAGTTTTATTTTCACAGTAAGTGCTAGTCTAACTTTGGCATTTAATGCCAGAGATCCAAATATGATGTATGTATACCCAGGATTCTTTATAGGATCTACCACACAATGCTATGCGGCATATAGGCGTGGGGCGGCTTGGGTAATGATGTTAACTTTCTATTTTAGTTTGGTTAATATATTTGGATTTGGAATAGCCGCAAATTGGTGGTAACATTGGCATACTATGGCAGTATACTATAAGGCATTAGTAACTAAAGGCAAATTAGAGGCAACGGTATATTGGTATGAAAAAACTTATTCTAAACTAATGGAATCGGTTGACTTTTTATACAAATATGCTAAAGTAGACGCAGTAGAATTAGAAATGATTTCAAAAAATGAGTACGAAAACAGATAGTAAACCACATCAGTGGTTAGCATGGACAGGTACTGCAATTTTATTAATTGCGGCAACTATGGCAAGTTTTAACTTATATCCATGGTATAGTTATGCATTTACACTTGCAAACACATTATGGGTAATAGTTGGTATATTATGGAAAGAACGTTCGCTCATTGTATTGAACGCAGGACTAACATTAATTTATATTATAGGCTTAATTCAAAATTTTATCGCTCAATAGAGCAAGTAACAAGGCTATGTTGGCCAGAAGCAACAGAGGTAATAAATGTACGTTGACTGTTTATTTGACAGAGACAAAGACCGTATTCACGTTGTAGAACGAGACAAAAACGGTCAAAGACAATATAGAGATTTCCCAGTAAAATATATCTTTTATTATGATGACCCACGTGGTAAGCATCGTAGTATCTATGGTGCACCTGTAACTAGAGTACAGTGTCGCACACTAAAAGACTTCCGTAAAGAAATAAAACTTGTAGGGACTAAGCGTCTTTATGAAAGTGATTTCAACCCAGTATTTCGTGTATTAGAGGAAAACTATCTAGGACAAGATGCACCAGATTTGCATACTTGCTTTTTTGATATTGAAGTTGACTTTGATAAAGATAGAGGATTTAGTCAGCCTGAAGATCCGTTTAATCCTGTAACCGCAATTACACTATACCTACAATGGTCTAAACAATTAATTACTTTGTGTTTGGCTCCTAAAGGTATGACTAAAGAGGATGCTAAAGAAATTACAAATAAATTTGAGAACTGTTTCTTATTTGAAGAAGAAGCAGATTTACTTGATACATTCTTAACACTAATTGATGACGCAGATATTTTAAGTGGCTGGAACAGTGAAGGTTACGATATTCCGTATCTAGTAAACAGAGTTAAAAGAGTTTTAAGTGCAGATGATACAAGACGTTTTTGTTTGTGGGGACAAAAGCCTAAGTCAAGAACGTTTGAAAGATTTGGTGCAGAAACACTAACATTTGATACTATTGGTAGAGTGCATATGGACTATATGCAACTTTATCGTAAGTATACATATCATGAAATGCATAGTTATTCGCTGGATGCAATTGGAGAGTATGAACTTGATGAACGCAAAGTACAGTATGAAGGTACATTGGATCAACTGTATAACAACGATTTTGAAAAGTTTTTAGACTATAACAGACAAGATACAATGCTACTAAACAAACTTGATGAGAAATTAAAGTTTATGGCATTAAGTAGTGAACTTGCACACGCCAATACTGTACTACTGCAAACAACAATGGGTGCAGTAGCAGTTACAGAACAAGCAATTATTAATGAAGCACACGAAAGAGGATTAGTAGTTCCTAGTCGTAAGAGCCGAGAAGAACTTGGTAATACACAGGCGGCAGGTGCTTATGTGGCATATCCTAAAAAAGGATTACATGATTGGATTGGTGCAATTGATATTAATAGTCTGTATCCTAGTTCTATTAGAGCATTGAATATGGGTAATGAAACTATTGTAGGACAACTTCGTCCAGACTATACAAACACACACGTTAAAGATGCAATGGATAATAAAAAATCTTTTGCAGATGCTTGGGAAGGTATGTTTGGTAGTATTGAATATGAACTTGTTATGAAACAAGATAAAAACCAAGAGATTGTTGTTGAATGGGAAGATGGTGGCAATGATGTAATGACAGGTGCCCAAATATATAAAATGATATTCCTACAAAACAATCCATGGATGTTAAGTGCTAATGGTACAATATTCTCAAGTGATAAAGAAGGTGTTGTCCCTGGACTACTAGCAAGATGGTACAGTGAACGACAAGAAATTCAAAAGAAGAAAAGTGAAGCAACTACTCCAGAAGAAAAATCATTTTGGGATAAACGACAACTTGTTAAAAAAATTAACCTAAACAGTTTGTATGGTGCTATTCTAAATCCAGGCTGTAGGTTCTTTGATAAACGTATTGGACAAAGTACTACATTATCCGGTAGAGCCATTGCAAAACACATGAACGCATATGTAAATGAATGTATTACAGGCGAGTATGATCATTTAGGTAAAGCAATTATATATGGTGATACTGATAGTACATATTTTAGTGCATGGCCCGTAGTAAAAGAACAGGTTGAAAAGGGAGAACTTAATTGGGATAAAGATTTTGCTATTAAACTCTACGATAGTATTGCAGAGAAAGTAAATGAAAGTTTTCCTGACTTTATGAAAGACGCATTTAATTGTCCACGTAAAAACGGTGAGATTATTGTAGGTGGTAGAGAAATGGTTGCAAGTAAAGGATTGTTTATTACAAAGAAACGTTATGCACTTCTTTACTATGACATTGAAGGCTTTAGAACAGACACAGGAGACAGTCCAGGCAAGATTAAGGCTATGGGACTTGACCTTAAACGTAGTGATACACCTAAAGTTGTACAAGACTTTTTAAGTGATGTATTAACTGGAGTACTTACTGGAAATGGTAGAGAAGAAACATTAGAAAAAGTAAAAAAATTTAAAGAAGATTTTATGTTAAGACCGGCTTGGGAGAAAGGATCCCCTAGACGTGCTAATAACATGACAAAGTTTCAAGCAATGGAAGAAAGGCTTGGAAAAGCAAATATGCCAGGACACGTTAGAGCAAGTATGAACTGGAATAGATTGCGTAAGATGAACAGTGATAGATATAGTACTGAAATCAAAGACGGTGCCAAAGTCATTGTTTGTAAACTAAAAGCAAATCCTTTAGGATATACAAGTGTGGCTTATCCAACAGACGAAACACACTTACCTAAATGGTTTAAAGAACTGCCGTTCGATGATGGTGCTATGGAAAGTACTGTAATTGACAGCAAAATTAATAACTTACTAGAAGTACTCGAATGGGATCTAACATTAGATTCTGATACAAGTAGTAAGTTTAATGATTTATTTACGTTTGAGTAAAATGTACTTGACTTTTGTCTTGAACCTAAATATAATAGTAAACATAATTAAGGAGTTAAACCGACATGAAAGACTATCTAAATGATATTGTTCAGCATACACACAGTTTAGGCTTTATTGATCTAATCAAAGTTACTGGTAGTGATACTGAAACATCAATTGAAGGACTTGCTGAAGACAGAAGCGTTATTGTTCAAGCCAAGTTCAAAAATCCATACGCAGAGTTCATTGGAACTTTTGGTATGCCAAATCTAAGTAAGTTATCTATTCTACTTGGTATTCAAGAATACAAGGAAAATGCTAAAATCTCAATTACTAGACAAGAACGCAACGGTACAGAAGTACCAGTGGGTTTGTATTTTGAGAACGTTAGAGGTGACTTTAAAAACGACTATCGCTTTATGACAAGCGAAGTTATTAACGACAAACTTAAGACTGTAAAATTTAAAGGTGTTAAGTGGGACGTAGAAATTCAACCAACTGTAGCAAGTGTACAAAGACTTAAAATGCAGGCTCAAGTACACAGTGAAGAAACTACTTTTATTGCTAAAACTGAAGATGGAAACTTAAAGTTCTACTTTGGTGATCACAGTACACACGCAGGTAACTTTGTATTTGCTCCTGATATTACAGGATCTCTAAAACATGGTTGGCAGTGGCCCGTTCAACAGGTACTTAGTATTCTAAGTTTACCAGGAGATATCACTATGAGATTCTCTGATGAAGGTGCTAGTATGATTACTGTTGATAGCGGTATGATTACATATGATTATATTTTACCAGCACAAAGTAAGTAGTAAATGATTTCTAGTTTTGTATATGTAGGACGTGAAGCCTTAGAAATGATGTTTCTAAGTCTTATGGTATCAAGTGCCATAGGATATAATTGGAAATTATATGCATCGGCAGGACTAGGATTACTTACTGGTCTAATTGTTGGTTGGCTTCTAGGACAAGCATTGGCGCCTCATGATGGTGCTATGTATCTTCTATTATCTCTATTAATGTTGTATCTTTTTTATACAAGCAAAGATATGGCAATGCATATTAAAACTCACGTGGAACAAATCAAGCAAGGTCAAACAGGAACACTGGTTGGTTTGTTTACTATCTTTTTTATATTTGCTAGAGAGTTTATGGAAATATTTACATTTATGTTTCAAGAAATCAATAACACTAAACAAAGTTGGTTAGGTGCCACATTAGCCATAGCGATTGTGTTTGGTACATTTCCTTTTATTAGGAAAAACCTAAATACTCAAACAATGTTCACAGTAACAAGATATGCATTTTTAGTATTTGCAGTTTGGTTTGGGTATGAAGCATTTGAAAATTTTATTAAGTAGGGAAGAATGAAAACTAATTTAACAGAACAACAAAAAGACTATGCAATCTTTTTGCCTGCACTTAGTACATTCTATGCATTGTTTGTAGGTAGACAAAGACGACACGAGTATATTCCTTATAATCGTGTTCCAAGTTTTTTACAACACGGAGTAGAAAGTATTAACTGGTTGGCACCTGAAGGGTTGTGGCAATACAAATGGAGTTTGCACTCGGCAGGACACGCCAGTTTAGATTTGCAAAAAGATATGTATCGAGAAGATATGTATAGAGATAGAAATCGAAATACTAGTTGGTTGTTAGGCGACAGTGGAGGCTTTCAGATTGGTAAAGGCAAGTGGGAAGGCGACTGGCGTAAAGGCAGTGGATGTCCACAAGCACAGAAGAAACGTGAAGGCGTTCTTAAGTGGATGGATGCTTTTATGGATTATGGAATGATTTTAGATATTCCGGCATGGGTAAGCAGAAGTCCAGAAGGTGCAAGTGCTAGTAAAATTAGTTCTTATCAAGAAGCAGTAGAGGGAACACAACAAAATAACGAATACTTTATTAAGAATCGTAATGGTAATTGTAAGTTCTTAAATGTTTTACAAGGTGAAAACTTTGCACAAGCAGACGATTGGTATGCACAAATGAAACACTTTAGTGATCCTAAAGTTTACCCTGATGCACACTTTAATGGTTGGGCAATGGGCGGTCAAAATATGTGTGACTTACATCTTGCTCTTAAACGTGTAGTTGAATTACGTTTCGACGGTTTACTTGAACAAGGTAAACAAGACCTTATGCACTTCCTAGGTACAAGTAAACTTGAATGGGCACTAGTACTTACTGATATTCAACGTGCAGTAAGAAAAAATCATAATCCGAACTTTACTATTACCTTTGATTGTGCAAGTCCTTTCTTGTGTACTGCAAATGGTCAAATGTATACGGGACATAGAACAGAACAAAATGAAAAATGGAGTTATTTAATGTCGGTTGCTCCAGATGATAAAGCATTAAGTTCTGATACTAGACCTTATGATGATATGGCTACAGAATTCTTTAAGAAGTCTGATACTGTCTGGATGCCTACGCCTATTACTAAAGGACTAAAAGTAAACGATGTATGCATCTATAGTCCAACAGATGTAAACAGAATGGGCACAAGCACTAAAACTAGTTGGGATAGTTTTGCATATGCACTTATGATGAATCATAATGTTTATACACATATTAATAGTGTACAAGAAGCAAACAGAGAATACGACACAGGCAAATATCCTAATATGCTAGTAGATGATAACTTTGATAAAACTGAAGTTAAAGATGTAATTGCTAGAATTTTTGAACTGGATAGTAAAGATAAAGCATTACAACTTATCGAAGATCATACAAAGTTATGGATGAAAGTTGTTGGTACAAGAGGGTACGTTGGTAAAAAGACAATCAATGCATCTAGTCAATTTAATAGTCTATTTGAGGAAGCCTAATGAAAAGTCTCATCGTAGGTATGGGAATAGGTAAACTGTACTTTAAAGTACTTTCAGAATTGGGTCACGAAGTTGTAACTGTTGACCCAAAGCGACCAGCAAATTATAAGCACATTGAAGAAGTTCCAGTTGATATGTACGACACTGTACATATTTGTACACCAAACGAAACACACGAAGACTTAGCAAGATTTATTGCTCCATGGTGTCATCTTTTGTTTATTGAAAAGCCTGGACTACCTACAACAAAAGCCTGGGAAGATTTATACTATGACTTTCCAGAGTGTCGTATTAGTATGGTAAAAAATAATCAACATAGACACAACATTGAAGAACTTACTAATATGGCTAGAACAAGTCGTTCCGTTGACATTCATTGGTGTAATAAAAACAGAGTACCTAATCCAGGTACTTGGTTCACTACTAAGGAATTAGCATTTGGAGGCGTAAGTAGGGACTTACTTCCACACTTATTAAGTTTATATCAAGTGTTTAATCCTAACTATGAAGATGTGCAAATGTCTAATCCAATAGCAAAACAAAATTGGAAGTTAAAAGACTTACTTGATACTGATTATGGTATTGTTGATCCAAATGGTATTCACGATGTAGATGATGAAGCAGGTATGACATACAAAACTAAATTTTGTGAATACAACTTACTCGCTAATTGGCGAACAGATTTATATGATGACGTTGGCATAAACTTTGAAATACTTGGCAATATTGAACGAGTGGAACTTGGCTTATGTCCGGAAGATGCATATAAAAGAATGATTGACACAGGGCTCAAAAACCTGCATAATGATACATATTGGGAAAATGAATTTAAAAAAGATGTTTGGATACATCAACAAATGGAAGACTTATGTTAGTTAGACTATTACACACAAAAGGCGAAGGTAAGTTTGTAGAAACTGAATGGATAAAGCCTGATATTAAGTCTGATGAAATTGAAGTAAAAGCAATCATGACAGGTGTATGTCGTAGCGATATCGATATGATGAATGGAGACTTTGGTCCATTACCTTTAGAAATGCAAGGGCACGAAGGACTAGGATTAGTTGTTGGTGTAGGAAAAGATGTTAAAGACTGTAATGTTGGAGACATTGTTGCTACTAGAGGCGAACCTGCATATGCAGATTATTATAATGCAAAAGCAACAGAATATGTAGTAGTACCTGAAGCAGATCCTAAATACATTGTAGAACCTGTGGCTTGCGGTATTAATATTGTAATGACAATTTTAGATGATTTAATGAAACGTAAAAAGTCTAAAATATTAATTATAGGAAGTGGGTTCTTATCAACAGTAGTTTATACAAAATTAAAAAGTTTACATTTAGACACATCGGTAGATGTACTAGGACGTAGTAATAGAAAGTTTTGGGAAGACCGTTTAATTGAAGTTCCAAAAGGAAGATATGATGTAGTTATTGATTTAAAAGATGACAATTCCTTAGTATTTGACTTTGGTTACTTGTTAGAAGATAATCCTATTGTAGTAATTGCGGCAGAGAAAAAAGGTATCAATACAACGTTTGGTAAACTACTTTGGAAAAATGCAAAGATGTATTTTCCTAGTCCACGTAATCCAAACTTTCATTTTTGTATGAAAGATGCAGTAAACTTAATTGAATCTGGTATGTTAAACATTGATAACTTTTGGACAAAAGGATACGATAGAAAAACAGAATGGCAACAAGCATTTGAAGATGGAAACAATCGTCCAGAAGGATATTCAAGAGGTTATATTAAATGGACGAAGTAAGACAAATTATTAATGAATTAAAAGAGTACAGAGCCGAACTTGTATACAAAAATTACCCAATGAGTAAGATAAATGAAATGATTATTAAATGGGAAGATTGGTTAAACAATCCAGAACCTTCGTTATCGTATATACATCAGTTAGAAAGATTTCGACACAGAGAAGAAGCAGAACGTAAAGCACTAGAAGAATATTCTGAACGTGCTAGATATGAAGATCAACGTGCTAATAAAATTTCAAAAAACATACCACCGGAGTTTGACAAATGAAACAAATGATGAGAACATATACAACCGCAGACGGAAAAACAATCACAACTGACAAAGCAAAGTTCTTTATTAATAGAGAAGTTGAAAAGACTCCTATGTTTGGTAAGATGACTTTGTTTGTATGTGGTATACAAGATTTAGACAAAACAATTCAACACGCAAATAATAATGATATTAAACATATCTACTTAGGTACAGGTACAACATTTCTTCCTGAAAGTGATAAAGATTGGGACGAGTGGGACAAATATATATCAGGACTGCTTGATGCAGATTTTTGGGTAACACTTGACTTTGACTTAATGACATACGGCGATGGTGTGTTAGAATGTGCTTGGGTTGAATATAGAAGGTTTATTCCTATGATGAGTTTAAAACTTGGCTATTGGAAACAATGGAATTTGAATAACCATAATGCAACTGTTAAATTTGACGATGTTGATTTTAACAAAACAAATCCGGGTGTTTGGTGTGTTCCGTTAGAGGAGTGTATTAGTAGAGAACACTTTTCTGATTGGGACAAATACGTGGGTGATACTTTTATTGAATAGGGGGAACAATGACAACTGATCTACACCGTAAGCACAAAGAACTAAAAAGAGAAGTTCGAGAAGCAGAGAAGGTAAGAAACCATATGAGAGATTGGCAATCTAAGGAAGAATTAAAAAACCTTAAGAAAGAAAAGTTAAAGGTAAAAGATAGATTATTAAAACAAAAATCTTGACATTTGCCTAAATACGATGTATAATAAAGTAACGAAGGTAATATATGAAGAACACGATATTAGTAATAGCATTAGGATTGTTAATGACTGCTTGTAGTGGACACATTAAATATCCTCAATTAAGTTTTGGTAAGAAATGTGCCGAAACAAATAAAGATCAGATAGCATATAGTTATGTATGGATATATGATAAAGATGTGGGTTTAAAAGCCGACAAAGAAACTTGTGATAAAATAAGATAAATGAGTAAACAATGGGACAATACTATAACGATATGATGAATGATATGAGACAACAGGCTGTAGAACAGGCTCAAGTTAGACAAAAAGAAAGTGCAAGTAAAATGATATGGGTAACTTTTAAAAAAGAAGGTATCCATAAATATCCTGCGGCACTAGAGGATCCTAACCTAGCAACAGGTGACGAGTACGATGTATCGTTTTTAGGTTATCCACATAGACATATTTTCCACTTCAAAGTTTGGATTGACGTATTTCATAACGATAGAGATATTGAATTTATTCAATTTAAACGTTGGTTAGAAAAACTTTACAGTGAAAAAACACTAGAGTTAGATTATAAGTCTTGCGAAATGATGAGCGATGACTTGTTTAGTAAAATCCAAGAACGATACCCCGAGCGTTCTATATGGATTGAAGTAAGTGAAGATGGGGAAAATGGTTCGTTTATCAAATACAATTATACTAGACAATAAGGAAACATAAAATGCAACCGCACATGGAAGAAATCTTTAATAAGATTGATGTATACCGTACATTCTGTGTTGAGAATGGATACCCATTCAATGAAGCCGATATTGGCAGAAACAATAGCCCATGGGGGCATATGCAAAAAAGCATTGCCAATGAGAGACGTCCATATAATCAATGGATTCGTGACGGGAAGTCTATGCGTAAACGAAAATAGATAATGGAAGTAGTTATGAAACAATGGATGATAAATGCGGCAACAATCTTATTCGATGATACAAAGAACGATTTAAGAGCATTACCAAAAACTGTAAGATTACAACTTTTAACTATATTAAGTTTTGTTTGGTCAACTGCATTTACTTTATATATTTGGGGAGTACTACATACAAATATTTGGACAGGACTTGTTATAGGACATATAGCAGTTATTATGGCAATGTATTATACATTTAAACAATTTCATAATGTAAAAGAATATAAATTTAAATTTGGATCATATCATTCAGTTGGAAGATCAAGAGGCTTTATGATTGGTAGAGATAAAAAAGGCAACCCCTTCAAAGTATATTTTGATAAAAATGATCCGGGTGGTGAACATGACTAAGGAAAAGAAATGAAAACAATTTACATAGTTGATTTAGAGCCAGTAGAGACTCGGTATACTGCACAGTGGAAAAAGTATCTCCCAGAGCAGTTACGAAACTACTTAGGTGAGGAAAATTATAATGTGCAAGTAATTAGTGGTGGGGAAGTTCCACACACTACAACGCCAGGCGCCTTTCTCAACTTTGCAGGAACTAATAGTTACAAAAGCCAACAGATGTTAGAAATTGCTGAACTTGTTGCAAGTGGCAAAGTTAAAGATGGCGATTACTTTTTATATACAGATGCTTGGAATCCTACAGTAATTCAGTTAAAGTATATGGCTGAACTGTTAGGTATTAATATTAAAATAGGTGGTATGTGGCACGCCGGTAGTTATGATCCTGCAGACTTTTTAGGAAGAATGATTGGTGCTAAACCTTGGGTACGTTACGCAGAAGCAAGTATGTTTGAATGTTTTGATCATAACTTCTATGCAACAAGATTCCATGTAAATTTATTTGCTCAAAGTTTTCTAAATACTACAGAAGACATTGAAAAGAATTTAGCAAGTGGTCAAATGCAAATTGTTGGGTGGCCTATGGAATACTTAACACACACATTGGCTCCATATAAAGAAAAAGAAAAAGAAAACATTATTCTTTTCCCACACAGAATTGCACCAGAGAAACAACCTGATATTTTTAACGACTTAAAAGAACTGTTACCTGAATATGAATTTATTGTATGTCAAGATAAGCAACTAACTAAAGATGAATACCACGAATTACTTGGTAAGTCCAAAATTGTGTTTAGTGCTAACTTACAAGAAACATTAGGTATTGGTGCATATGAAGGAAGTTTAGTAGGTGCATTACCTTTAGTACCTGATAGATTAAGTTACTATGAAATGTATACAGATGATTTTAAATACCCAAATGAATGTACAGTTAATCATAGTGCGTTCCAAGAGAACTCAAAAGTTGTTGTAGACAAAATCAAAGATATGATTGAAAACTATAACGAATACAAATTAAAGAATACACAACTACAATTAAATTTAGATGCATTCTTTAATGGAAGTAAATTGTATCAAGCAATTAAGGATAGTGTAGATGCAGTTTAATGAAGTACCTTGGAAAGACGTTATTATAGATACTAGAGATTATACAGTATTTAAAGACGGCTTTCCGGTTACAGAAGGACACATACTATTTGTTCCTAAAGAAGAAACTTGGGACAAGTTAGAAAAGTGTTATAAAGCCGCCTATGGATGGGGTTATGATTGGGTGCAAAAAGGATACTGTGATGCATTTAACATTGGACAAAATGTTGGTGCTCAAGCAGGGCAAACTGTTATGTATCCACACGTTCATTTAATTCCACGTCGTAACGGAGATATGGAAGATCCAAGGGGCGGAGTAAGACACGTTATCCCAGAAAAAGGAAACTATAAAAAGGAAAAAACAAATGGCTGAGTATAATAGAGAAAATGTAATCGCGGCTGTTCGTGAACACGCAAAAGGACACATTGCCAAACACGCAATGAATGTTGAGGTATATCTTAAAAATGCCGCAGGTGTTGGTGAACATCCTGATATTCTAGAAGCGATTGAAAAAGAACTAGAAGTGATTGCAAAATATCATGATCAACTCGAAGTTCTTGACAAATACTTCTAATAGATTGTATATTAAATTAAACACGTCTCGCCGTGTATAACTAGGAGAATGAAATGAGTATTAGTGAAGAAATTAAAAAACGTATTAAAGATGATAACGGTCGATATTGGGCCGGAGACAACATTAGTAAATATTTAGAGCAGGGCGACAAAGATAAACTTATCGAAGAACTTGCTCCTAAATTTCACGACATTTTACAGTCGTTAGTAATTGACACAGACAATGACCCAAACAGTAGAGATACTGGTAGACGGTTAGCAAAGATGTACATCAATGAATTGATGTCTGGTCGTTACAATCCAAAACCAAATGCAACTGCATTTCCACAAGAACTTACAGACGCTTACACAGGAATATTAGTAGTTCGTAGTGAACTTAAAAGTGTATGTAGTCATCATCACCAACCAGTAAGTGGTGTAGCATATATTGGTATACTTGCGGCACATAAACTTATTGGACTTAGCAAGTACACTCGTATTGCTCAATGGTGTGCAAGACGTGGTACACTACAAGAAGAACTATGTAATGATATTGCAAGAGAAATTATGAATGCAACTGGTTCTAATGATGTAGGCGTTTATATTCAAGCAACACACGGTTGTTGTGAGAATAGAGGTATTATGGCTCACAGTAGTTTAACACAAACAACTGTACTAAAAGGTGCTTTTAAAGATGACCATGGTACTAAAAAAGAATTTTTCGATAACATTAAATTACAACAAGAATTTGCTCCAAGGTAAAATGTATAGACCACTACCAGACGGATTAACAATTAAAGAATCGAACGTACAAGGACTAGGTCTCTTTGCAACAAAAGATTTTGAGTCTGATAACGTATTAGGTATAGTTCATATTATGAATAAGAACTTTCCGCATGGTGCTATACGAACTGCCTTAGGTGCTTTTTACAATCACTCTAATGATCCTAATTGTAAAAATGTTAAAGGATTTTGGCATCAAATACCAGTTTGCTATTTGATAACAATTAAACCAATAAAAGCAGGAGAGGAGTTAACTGCAAAGTACACATTGTACAATGACTTCGATGACTAAAGAGATAGAAACAAAACCAAAGCCATCGCCTGATACTTTACATATCTATTCAGATGGATCTGTACTAAATGAAAAAGACCATAACTGGTTACAGATGCATATGAAAAGACAAAGACAGGCTAGGCAAACACAATCTAAGAAAAGAAAACCAATTAAGAAATAATGGAATTAGTTGGATTATTTTTTATAGGAGTTCCTGTTTCTATTGGTGTGATGTGGTTAATAATAACTGCTATAGAAAAAACAGAAAATGAACGAGACGAAGATAGAACCGATAACAGAAAAACTAGACGATAAGATTGCTAAACTAAACAGTAGTCGTGTCTATAAAAAAGTAACACCTAAGGGTGATTTAAGTTGGTATATTAAATGGGTAGCAACTGTTTTTATTTTAGTTGCCGCGGCTTGTAGAAGTGTAGAAGAAGTTCCAAGAATGTATGACGTTGTTTTTACGTTAATTGGAACTATGGGATGGTTTGCAGTAGGCTTGTTATGGCACGATAGAGCATTAGTATTTTTAAATGGTGCTATCATAACACTATTGTTTGGTTCAATTTTAAGACACATATTTGGAGGCTAAATGCCAATACCAGAAAGAGTTTACGTTCCAATGAACGACAACGAATCCTCAGGGATCACACCTGCCGGCAAAGATCCAGGCAAGGGCCATTTTTATGTCAGTTTGGTCAAAAGTGTAATAAGAATCGGTGCAGGAGTATCACTCCTCTTTGGATCACTATTATTGGCAGGTGTGCTTTTTATTCTAGCAGAAATACTTGGTGTATTGGAAGAGATCGTATGATGCAAACATACAAAGGCAAGTTGGATGATTTCTTTAGATGGGTTAAAGGAACAGAACTTGTTGAACTAAGTGACATTAATGTTTCTGAAGATCCTGTTAGACCTAATTTAAGTTTAGCATTTAGAACTGAATTTGATCGTAAGATTTATGGTTTGCAATATGACAACAGTATTGA